ACCGAAGGAGCAACCCGTGAAGGCCGACGACCACGGCATGGACACCATGCGCTACGCAGTCGCCGAACGCGACCTCGTCGCCACGCCCAGGGTGAGGTGGCTGTGATCCCCTACCAGCGGCTCGCCGCCCTCGCCCAGGCCGTCCTCCGGCCGCTCCTGCCCGTCGTCCTCGTTATCGCCGGCCTCGGCCTGCTGTCCTACGGCCTGTGGATGGCCTGGCCCCCGCTCGGGTTCCTCGGCGCCGGCGCGTCGTGCCTGTGCGTTGAGATGGCCATCTCGGACCGCCGGCCCCTGACCCGCTGAGGAGACCCCGATGGCGTCGTTCATCCGCACCCTCCTCAACAGGGCGGCGGTCAGCCCCGTCTCGTTCGCGCCCACCCGCAGCGGCAGTTTCACCTCTGCCTGGGGCCACCCGTCCGGGATGACCGCGCAGATGCGCGCCATGGGCAGCGTCGGCACACTGTTCTCCATCGTCAACCGCACGTCCACCTCGGTTGCACAGGTCGAATGGAAGCTGTACCGCAAGGCGGCCAAGCCCGGCGCAGAACGGACCGAGGTCACCTCGCACGCTGCCCTCGACCTGTGGAACAAGCCGAACCCGTTCATGCCCCGCACCGAGTTCGTCGAGGTCGAGCAGCAGCACATCGACACGACCGGTGAAGGCTGGTGGGTCATCGCCCGCGACCCCCGCTCACCCATCCCGCTGGAACTGTGGCCCGTCCGCCCGGACCGCATGGACCCCGTGCCGTCCGCGACCGCCTACCTGGCCGGCTACGTCTACACCAGCCCCGACGGCGAGAAGATCCCCCTCGGCCTGGACGAGGTCATCCAGCTCCGCATGCCCAACCCGCTGGACCCGTACCGCGGCATGGGCCCGGTGCAGTCGATCCTCGTCGACCTCGACGCCACCCGGTACTCCGCCGAGTGGAACCGCAACTTCTTCCTCAACTCGGCGGAGCCCGGCGGAATCATCGAGGTCCCCGGCACCCTCGGCGACGCCGAGTTCGACCAGCTGCGGATGCGCTGGAACGAGCAGCACCGCGGGGTCGCGGCTGCTCACCGGGTGGCGATCCTGGAGGCCGGGAAGTGGGTCGACAGGAAGTTCACGCAGCGCGACATGCAGTTCGCCGAGCTGCGGTCCGTCAGCAGGGATGTGATCCGCGAGGCGTTCGGCATGCCGGCCTTTGCCCTCGGTGAGGTCGCCGACGTGAACCGGGCCACCGCCGACGCCAGCAGGGTGTGGTTCGCCGAGCAGATGACGGTGCCCCGCCTGGAGCGCTTCAAGTCCGCGCTGAATTTCGACCTGCTGCCGCTCTTCGGCTCCACGGCCGTCGGGCTGGAGTTCGACTACTGCAGCCCGGTCCCGGACGACGAGGAGGCGGAGAACGCCGAGCTGACGGCGAAGGTCAACGCGGCGGTCGCCCTGGTCGACGCCGGCTTCGACTCGGCCGCCGCCTGCGCCGCTGTGGGCCTGCCCGACATCGCCTTCCGCGCGGCCGCCCCGGCGCTGTCCGAGCCGCTGCAGCTCGGCGCATAGCCGCTGGCGGTAGCAGCCGGGCGGTTACATCCCGTTGACGGGAGTGACCGACCGGAGGAGGGCTGGATGCCTGACAGGCTGCGCACTGCTCGGCCCCGGGCACAGCTGCGGCAGAGCCGCAACGACTGGTACCGCATCACCAACGCGGTCGGCGGCGGCCCCGCACAGATCCACATTTACGACGAGATCGGCTACTGGGGCATCACCGCAGCCGACTTCGTCCGTGAGCTGTCGAGCCTCAACGCGAGCGCCATCGACCTGCACATCAACTCGCCGGGCGGCGAGATCTTCGACGGCATCGCCATCATGAACGCCCTGCGCTCCCACCCTGCAGCGGTGACGACGTACGTCGATTCCCTCGCGGCGAGCATCGCCTCCGTCATCGCGATGGCCGGCGAACGGATCGTCATGGCGCCGCACTCGCAGCTGATGATCCACGACGGGTCGGGGCTGTGCCTCGGCAATGCGGCGGACATGCGCGAGACCGCGGAGCTCCTCGACCGGCAGTCCGACAACATCGCCGCGGTCTACGCGGCGAAGGCGGGCGGCAGCGTCGAGGAGTGGCGGGCCCGGATGACGGCGGAGACCTGGTACACGGCGGCGGAGGCTGTCGAGGCCGGGCTCGCCGACGAGATCGCATCATCGCAGGCTTCCGCGGATGACAATTCGCCCGAGAATCTTTCGGGCCGACCGGTCACCGCCCACGCCGAGCCGATCGCGGCGGCGCCGCTGATCCCCGTCGTGACCGCCCAGGCCGCCGCCGAGACCGAACAGGGCGAGCCGGCCGAAGAGCCCGCCGCCGAGCTGGCGCCGGTCGTGGCGGAACCCATCGTGGCGCTGGCCGAGCCCGAACCGGCCGCACCCATCGACGACCCAGCCCCGGCCCCCGAGGTCGACGACTGGGCCAGCATCACCGCACATCTCACTGTCCCCGCGCCGTCCCCTGAGGACGCGTTCGCACGCCTCAGGGAGGCACTGCTGTGACCACCGCCATCCCCATCCCGAAGAACGCCGACGAGCTCGCCGAGATGATCGCTGACCCGGACCGCCTCGCGCCGGTCCTCGCCGACAAGGGCTCCCTCGGCGCGTTCATCAACGAGTACGCCCGGCAGCAGCAGGGCGCCGGCACCGACCTCAAGCGGCTGGTGGCGGAGGAGACTCAGCGCGAGCTCGCCAACTACCTGCGCGACAACGGTCAGGACACCAGCATCCGCAGGCCGAACCTCGACCCGCAGGCCGGCCGCGCCGCCAGCATGCTGACCAGCCACCGGCAGGGCACCGCCCACAACCCGGCCGCCGCCGGCGCCATCCTCGACCAGCACTTCGCCAACGGCGTCGACTACGTGCGCACCATCTGGCACAAGAACCCGGCGACGAACCTCGGCGAGAAGCTCGACGCCCTCCGCAACGCGGCCAGCTCCGTCAGCCCCTCCGACGGCGGGTTCCTCGTGCCGGAGACCCTCCGCTCGCAGCTGCTGCAGATCGCGCTGGAGGAGTCCGTCGTCCGGCCGCTGGCCACCGTCGTCCCGATGGACTCGGCGCGCGTCCCCTTCCCGATGATCGACAGCACCACGAACAGTGGCTCGGTCTTCGGCGGGATGATCGCCTACTGGGGCGAGGAGGGCGCCGCCCTCACCGACAGCTCGCCGAAGTTCGGCCGGGCGGTTCTCGACGCCAAGAAGCTCACCGGCCTGAGCGCGGTGCCGAACGAGCTGCTGCAGGACTCGATCGTCAGCTTCTCCGCCCTCATCGAGTCCCTGTGGCCGAAGGCCCTCGCGTTCAGCGAGGACGCGGCGTGCATGTCCGGCACCGGCGTCGGCGAGCCCCAGGGCTTCATGGGCGCCGGCAACAGTGCGGCGATCGCCGTGGCGGCCGAGTCCGGGCAGGCGGCCGGGACGATCGTCTACGAGAACATCGTCAAGATGTACGCCCGGATGCTGCCCAGCAGCCTCTCCAAGGCGGTGTGGATCTGCAGCCCGGACGCACTTCCCGAGCTGTTCACGATGGCGCTCGCGGTCGGTACCGGCGGCGGCCCGATCTTCGTGTCGTCCGCGGTGGGCGCTGCCCCGATGACCATCTTCGGTCGGCCGCTCATCGTCTCCGAGAAGGCCGGCGCGCTCGGCACTCGCGGCGACATCGTCTTCGCGGACCTGTCGTACTACCTGATCGGCGACCGGCAGACCATGACCGCCGACAGCTCCACCGACTACGCGTTCGGGTCCGACAAGACCACCTTCCGCATCATCCAGCGCGTCGACGGCCGGCCCTGGCTGAAGTCCGCGATCACCCCGAAGAACGGCGGCAACACCCTGTCGCCGTTCGTCGAGCTCGCGGCCCGCTGACACCCCCGGCCGCCGCCGGCACTCAACCCCCGGCGGCGGCCCACATCCGGGCCGGCAGCGTCGCCCCGGCAGGACACCTCAGACGAAAGGCAAGCTCATGGCCCAGAAGGGACTCGGCGCCGGCTTCAACTCCAGCCCGGCCGCCGACGGCGTGTGGATCAACCTGAAGGACGCGGGGGCGATCGCGTTCCTCTGCTACCTCGGTGGCGCCGCCGGCGACACCTACACCCTCCAGGAGGCCAAGGACTCCTCGGGTACCGGCTCGCAGAACCTCGTGGCGATCACCGAGTACCACACCAACACCGGCAACGCGTCGGACGCCTGGACGCGCCGCACCCAGGCCGCTGCCGCGACCGTCGTCACCGCCGCCGCGGCGACGCAGAACGCCATGGTCGTCGAGGTGCTCGGCACCCAGCTCTCCGACACCTAC